TCCCACAAACCAGATAGAAAACTCATAAAGCTATTCCATAAATTTTGTGCCCCCTGAATCAAACTTGTAATCAGATTTGATACAGTAGATTTTATCCATTCCCAAGCCACTGAAGCAGCCGACTTGATAAACTCCCAAATCGCAGATAAGGCAGCCGAAAAGTTTTCAAAAACAGCAATACCATACCCTACAATAACATCCACGACTCCAGAGAAGTATGTTTTAATCCCCTCCCAAATCATAGAGATTCCATTTTTGATTCCTTCCCAAATCAGAGAAAGATCTACGCCTAATTGATCAAAGTTTCCTGTCACAAGGTCGATGATGATCAGAATAGCACCCAAGAAAATCGATTTGATAAATTCCCAAGCACCTTGAAAAATCATCTTAATCCCTTCCCAAATTTGAGTAAGACCGTCTGAAATGTTATTCCAAACATTCATAAATCCATCTATGAACGGTTGAATAATAGCCATCACTACCGTTGTGATTGCTGTCCATGCCATAGATGCAGTCTCTTGAATACTTACCCACAAGTCAGAAAAGAAAGTTACAACAGCAGTCCACATCGCCTTTAAAGACTCAATGTAAGCATTCCAAGCTGTAACAACTCCATCCCACAATGTGCTAGCACCTTCAGAGATACCAGACCAAAGACCGACAAAGAAATCAGCAATCCCCTGCCAAGCCTGCTTAATCCAATCCACAAAAGATGACCAAATTTGCTGACCAGTTTCTGTTTGAGTGAAAAACCATACAAGACCTGCAGTCAATGCTGCGACTGCCGTTACGATTAAGCCAATCGGGTTGGCAGATAAAACAGTATTAAAGATACCGAACGCTCCACTTGCTCCCATAGTTGCCGCCGCATTCGCAGCTTCTGCGGTAGTGAGTGCACCGGTTCTTACGAACTGAGCTAGCATTAAGCCATTCGTGATAGCTAGAGTTGCATTCCTGATTGTTTCAATTCCTTTTATTACCGCTAAGACAGCTTTATATCCTGCCCATGCACTTGTAATGCCTACAACAGCCGATTTTAAGGCATCTAATGCAAGAGGTGAATCTTTTAACCAAGATGTAAATTTACTAAGACTTTCAGAGGCATCCCTGATAAAACCTGTGATACTTTCAAAGGCAATGCCTAGCAAATTCACTCCCTGCTCTCCGTCTTTGATTCCTAAAAGATCTCCAACGAAATCAACAACAATACTTGCAACATTACCAGCAACAACCCCGATATTCTCAAAAGTTACTCGGATATTGTCTGCGATGTTGACAATTTGATTAGCAGCACCCTCGCTAAATCCAAGCATGGTCAGGATATCAATGTTATCTTGCTTGCTCAATGAACCAAAGATCATATCAAAGAAGGTTTGAAAGACACCTGTTACTCTCGACAGTTGACTATAGACTGCACTTCCAAAGGCATCCCCAAAAAGCTGAGATGCAATCTGACTAATTCCTTCAGTCAAAACTAAGCCAAGGCCAGAAAAAATATTTCCAACCATTGGTAAAAAATTATCAAAAAGAAAGGTAGATGTTGTCTTAAGCAAAGCATGCAGAGAAGGTAGGATATTCTCCCCTAGCGCTAACTTTCCAAGTACATTCTGAGCTGCAGCTTTCATGGATTCAAAGGAGCCACTAAAAGTAGATGCTGCCTCTTTGGCAGTTGTACCAGTGATGTCAAGATTTTCTTGGATAGCGTGGATAGCATTATAAACATCTGAAAGATTGTTAATGTCGTACTTGACACCAGTCAATTTCTGAGCGTCATTCAAAAGACGCTCCATCTCTTGCTTTGTACCACCGTAACCAAGCTTCAGGTTGTCCAGCATAGTGTAGTTTTGCTTAGCAAAGCCTTGATATGCCATCTGAATGCTCTCCATCGATGTCCCCATCTTGTTCGCATTATCTGACATATCAATCATGGCCATGTTGGCTGTTTCAGCAGCTTTGTTTGTATCGCCGCCCAAAGACTGCAAGAGACTCGCTGAGAAGCCTGTCACATTCTCCATGTAGGCATTAGCTGACAAACCTGTCGTCTTGTAGGCCTCATTAGCATATCCCTTAACCTTGTCAGCAGAACCTTTGAATAGAGTTTCGATACCTCCTAGAGATTGCTGAAGCGCTGCACCTTCACTGATAGCAGCTGAAAAGGCCTTGCCAATCCCTGCCGCTGCAATAACTTTCGTCATAACACCAACAAGACTAGAACCCAATGACTGTCCAGCACTTTGTCCTGCTGCACTCGCTTCAGGATTGAGGATTGATTGGATTTTACCAGTGATGCCTCTAGCTGAGGGTATCAATTGTACATAAGCCTGTGCTATTTCTGTAGCCACTAATCCTCACCTCCTATTTTTTCTAAAATTTTCTGACGATATTCTTCAAAGTCCTCACCAGAATCAAAGATCATCTCCTTGCTTTCTTTAGCTTTAGTTTTACCTGTCAGTTCCTCTGCAACCATTAATGGTTTGTTGATTCCTTTCTGACCGTCTGTCGTTTTAAACCAAACAAGAGCGGAAAGCCTATCAAGCACGCCCGCAAGCAAAAAGGTTTCAAAAGGAACATTGCTATTGGTCATTGCTAGTTTGATCCGTGAATCATCTCTCAGACCAAAAGCAAAAACAGCTACCTGGTCAACAGGTAACTGTCTGTAATCAAAAATTCCATAGGTTTCAGCTAAATCACAGATAAGAGCATCTTCATCTGTTTGAATCATTCTAGCAAGGAGCGCTATTTTTTTAACTGGTTCTGACTTGTGAAAATCTCACTAATTTCTGCTCCCATCTTGTCTAAAGGAACAATTCCATCAGCAGTCCGTACATGATTTTTCAAATCTTCCGATTTGTTACCAAGCATAAGTTTGACAACTTTTGGTAAAACTGCCGGATTTGTATCTACTTCAGCGATTGCTTCGAGCAACTCATAGTTTTCCAAGCGCTCTTTTGTGATTTTAAAAGCAAATCCAGTCGAAGTCACCCCACGGATTGTTTTAATTTGTGGAGCAGCTTCTTTATTTTTCTTTTTGCGATTTTGTTTTGACATAGTTAAGCTCCTTTGATGTACTCATAGTGTGTGTCGTCAGCAGCGTTAGGGAAAGCAGTTACTGTCGTACCGTAGCCAAGAACACTTCCATCGTTATAAGTGATTTCATCGATGGCAGTTACTTTTCCTGAAGGGATAACAATACGTTTAAGTACACCACCTTTTAGGACTGTTTCGATAACCAGACAGTGGTGTGGCAATTCTTTTGAGTTTGCCTTAATGGTAATTCCTGATGACAAGTCCCCAGATACATTATCTGATCCATAAACTTCCTTCAAAACTTCTACATTCAATGCTTCAATCAGCATATATTTGAATGTGTCTGTCTTTTCCTTTTGAACTGAACTTACAACGACACCACCCCATGCCTTAATATTTTCTGATTCTGGGGAGTTGCTATTGGTCATACCATCTTCTGAAATATAACCTAGTGCTTTAAACGCATCATCTAATTTTGTAGTTGCGTCAGTCGGCAGTGCTGTTCCAAGGGGCGCAGAATACACCGCACCTCCGATTTTAGGTTTTGCAGTCGTTACATTTGCTTCTGTTGCCATTTAATTTCTCCTTTTTTAAAAATAATTAATATCAAATACGGCTTGATATCGATATTGTTTTGTTTCAGTGTCCGTAAAGTTGTAATCGCTATTTAGGTGGACACCACAGATTGAATCTAATTCAATCAACCCTTTAACAGCACTTTTTACTTTCACATTGAGCTCCGCAGCCTTTTGCATAGTTGGACCATAACTTTGGAAAGCAAAGGTCGCGCTACTAGAGTGATTACGCTCCTTACCACCAGTTTTTTGAATGATGACAAAACTGTCTGGAGCTTCAGCTTCATGCTCAAAAAATGACGGTACATCTAAATGACCGTCAAGATATTTCTTGATAATAATTTCAATCATCTAATGCACCGCCTTCAACAAAGTGTTATTTTTCAAATTATCCTTCTTCGCTTTTCGCGTTGCTGGATAAATCATAGCATTTGCCCTTGTCTTACCAATGTGGCTATCTTGTTCATAACCAGGGCCACATCTTTTTTTAATGACTGTCGCTTCTTTGTTCAGAATGTCCTGAATCTCTTTGGATTTCAAAAGGGCTCCTACACCCGCACCGATAAGCTTGACTTTGAAATTACTCATACGCTTCAACCATCACTCTCTTGTTCCATTCCAGAGGCATCATGGCTTCAATGCCTTCCAAAGGAATGCCAATCGTACGCCATTTTCTCCCAAAGAAACGAACTTCACGGTCTTTCCACTCGTTCTGGTCGCCTTTTGGGATGCCTAGTGTATAAGAAGCCTTCTTTCCGGTCAGATTGAGCTGATTAGTGACATCTTCTGTTGAAGCTGGGACAACCAGAACATTTTCTACTTGAATTTCAGTATTCTCATAGATTGGATGCCCAAAGTCATCCCTACCATTCTTGGTTTTCCCAATCAAAGTTACAGTAATTCCTTTAATCCGTCCCATAGATATCAATCACCCCATATCTTTGTTTTTTGAGCCCCAGACGTTTCAATTCAGAGTCCTTGATGAAGAGACCACCTCCAGGGACTAGATAAGAACCACTCACTGAGTAGCCCAAGGCACTTTCAGCAAATTGAGTCACCGGCTCCTGGTCAGTTGAGGTCATCAAGGTGCGAGCTACCACATCAACTGTGACGGACTTAACGACCATGGCAAAAGATGGATCAGTAGCCACTAACCCATCTAAATCTTTACCAACTTTTTTAGCTTCAACTCTAAGAGAATGAGAAACAACTTCCAACAGTGCTTCAGCTCGTTTTTCCTCATCGAATTTCAACGCTCGCCACAATTTTTTCAAATCTTCGACTGTTGCAAAGTTTTTCATTTCTACCTCCAGTCAAGCGACTACTGAGCTTCAGTGTCAGCTTGTTCAATCAGCGAAATCAATTCAGGTTTTGTGGCGCGATTATCATAAGTAATCTCTTTTTCATCAAGGATTTTTTTCAACGCTGCGTTAGTCAATGCGTCCAAGGGCTTGTATTCTTCAATCGGAACCCAATCACCTCCAGAAATTTCTGTGTTAGTGTTGATTGTTGCTCCTGTCTTTTGGTTTACATACTCAGCCATGATTAACCTCCCGTTTTCACAATACGAGCGAAACTAGCAGCGTCCATGATGCCCCATCCAATGTATGCTTCGCAACGGATATAAATCTGGTTATAACCCTTAAGGTCGCGACCACTATTGTCAGGATCTCCATACTGGATGATTTCCATTGGAACTTCTTTCGCATAGCCCCATTTAAACATGGTTTCAAAATCACCAACAATTGCTGTATTCTTAGGATCTGTTTGAGAGTGTGACACGGTACGATTCTTATCTACAGTCAATCCGTTGATTGTATCAGGTACACTTCCCCAAGCCAATTCTGGATAAAGTTTTCCACCTGTAGCATTTTTCATTTTAGAAAGAGCAGTCGTGAAAGTAGGATCTAGAATCGCTCCTGTAACATCACGTTCTGAACCATCAATCAATCCAATAGCATCCTCCATATTTTCATCTGGATTTGATGCTGAAAATGCCACTGATTGAGTAACTTTCTTGTTAAAACAGTTGTCTCCGATAATTGCGGATTCTTGTTTTGTCCGCGGATTGATACCGTGAATACTCATGATATCAAGACCACGAGCTAATTTTTTCGCAAATCCTTCAACATAATCTTGCATCATGTCAATTTTAGCTTCTTCTGAAGCATAGAGATATTCATCTGATACACGAGAACCATACTCAACTTTGATTGGAACAATTGTTACAGGTGCAAGAGTAACGCCGCCATGTGTTTTCTTACCATTTTCTGCTACAATATCGATATCTGAATCGAAATCGAAAATGAACTCTTTCAAGCCATTAAATGGAATAGGCTTTTTAGGTGATAGCTTAGCGATTGATGAATGACCTTTTACTTTGCTGATGACTTCTGAAACGAGTTGTGGATCAAACAATTTTCCTTTTGATAGTTGTGCTTCTGACATTTTTTTCTCCTTTTAATCTTCAATACTTAAATTTTTAACCAAGTTTCTATACATGGTTCTTTTATCATCTTCTTTCGGAACAATCGGTTCCGTTGATTTTACTGGTGCTACTTTGCTTACTGGCTTCATAAACCCAGCCAAACGCTCTGCATCTGCTTTGAAGCTATCTTCATCCGTTC